CTTTCCTTATTTGTAATTGATCTCGGTGAATGTTCAATACTTAAAGTTCCACTTTGAGCAAATGCAACTAAATTTCCAGTTCCTACTCCAGAACCAGTTGTTGCATATAATTTTATTTCTGTTCCATTTAAAATAGCCATTTTTTTTAATTTTTTATTTAATTATTTATTTATTTTCTATGATGATATTTTTATCATCTTTAATTTTTGATTTTTTATTTCCTTCTATATAATCATTTTCTTTTAAAAACTTTAGAATATTTTTATCTATAATTTTTAAAACTTTTCCAGCTTTTTGAATCTCTCCAAATGCCCTCCAATCTTTTTTTAATTTAATTTCCATAATATTTTTTTTTAATTTGTAGGATTTATTTGTCTTATTTGAAAATCAAGAGCCTTTCTATATATACCAGCATTTGAACTTGTTGCATCAAATATATCATTATAACCTTGAAATTCACTAGATTGAATTTGCTCACCTCCATAAGTACCTTGAGTTATTCTATCCATAGCAATTCTAATTTTATTAGCTAAATCAGATGCTTCACTATATGTTTTGCAATATGCTGAAATCATAACAGAATTAGTATCTAATGATGATGGACCTGATTTATAATTTGTTGGTTCTACACCAGTTACATCATAAATAATAAATGGAAAAACTGCTGATGCTTGTGGAGCAACATTTGGATAAATTCTAGTTCCTACCAAAGTATTAACTGGAGTATTACCAGACAAAATATTATATATTGATTTACCTATTTCCATTATCTTCCTAAAATACCAAATTTCTGTGTTCTTTTCAAATAAGATTTCATTAATTTTTCAACTGTTTTTAATGTGCTTATTCTTGCGTTTCTATTCATTTCATCTTTAGTAAATTCATAAGCTGGTTTCATAAATGGCTGATTTTCTCCAACACCTTTATTTCCAAAATTTGTTGTACCACCATATTCAACCCATGCACCATAAAACCCACTCTTTTCTATACTAGCAAAAGCACCTTTTACTCTAGGACCAATCATACCTCCTAAATATTTTCTTGATCTTTTTGTTGTAAAATATTTTATACTTTTTCCTAATCTTCCAGTTCCTCTAGGACTTTTAAAACTAATTTCATCTGCTCTAGCTTTTGCATCTTTAATTAATGGTTTACCAATTTCTCTCCATAGGGTATTCCATTTTCTAGCATTACTCATTTTTTTAGGCAAATCTTTAAACATATGTTCAAGCTCTTTAACTCCAAATACTTTTAATCCACCTCTTTCTAATTTATTCATTAATCTTTATTTTCACAAATTATTTCTAAAAATTCTTTTCTTCCATCTATTTGATTTATAACTTTTGGAAAATATTGTTTACCATCATAATCTATTCTTGATTGTAAATCTAAATTTCCCATATCCAAATTTCTAATATAAACATGGAGTTTTGTCATTCCAGTTATTTTATTATTTTCATCACTTTCTTTTCCTCCTTTCCATTCTATATAAGCCCATACTTCTCTTAATAAATTATATGTTCTAGTTAATTCTCCATAATTATTAGCAGTTGTAGCAACTGTAAAAACACTAACCCTTCTATCTAATTGACCGATTAATATCATCTAACAACAGTTATTTTATAAGTATCTAATAACCATTTTGCTGACATAGGCATTTCAGTAGCAGTTCTTCCAGTAATTACAGATTCTCTGTTAGCATACCAATTTCCTATTGTAAGTAAAATTGATGATTTAATTGCTTGTGGAACAGATGCTCCATTTCCTCCATAACCAACAGAATAAAGAACTTTAATTGCATCAACTCTTGTTGTTATTTCTGGATAATCAATTCCATCAGCTAACATTATTTTACAAGGCTGAAATTCTTCTGATACTACATAATTATTTACATTCCAAGTTACAAGAGTATTTGTTGAATCATAATATTTTATTGATGTTACTCCTATAACATTACTTTTATATACTTCTTGTGTTTCTAAAAAATTAGAACAAGTTTGTTCTATTGTTGTAGAAATAAAAAATCTGTTTGTGTATTCTTCACTAATTTGAGTTGCTGCTTCTATTAAACCAGTTATTAAAGTATCATCCGTATTAATATCAACCTTTAAATGAAGCTTTGCTTCAGCCAAAGTAATAGGAAATGATGTTGCAGCTGTTTCTATAACGTAAGTTCTCATATTATTGATTTAAAAAAAAGGAGTGATGATAATCACCACCCCTTTATTTATTAAAATTATTAGCTAATTATATTAATGATGTATATTTAACAAAAGATGCTCCAGAAGCAACACCCCAGTCAAAGAAATTATTCATTACTAATTGTACGTTTCCACTTTTAGCTTCAGTAAATTGGTCTACTATTATATTAGAAGGACCAAATTGCGCAAAATAAACTCTACCAAAATCACCAAAAATACCATCAGCAGATGTAATTGGAGGTCCACCAGCTGTTGCAGGAGCAGAACTAAAAAATCCAGGATAACCCATTAATCTATCATCAACATAAGATGCAGCAACATTAGCAACCTTAACACCAGTCTTTAAATTGTTATACATAGCCCATTGATTAACAAAAGCTAAATTACCATCTAATCCATGATTATTAGCTATTGTTTGAATAGCAGTAAGCATATCTGCGTTCATTCCAGCACCACCAGCAGCAGCAGATTCAGTAAATGTTAAAACACCAGCAGCAGCAGCAATAGCAGCTGGAGCGCCACCACCTAAACTTGCAGAAGCAAACATTGCATTATCTATTTGAGTAGCCATGTTTCTTCCCATATCTCTCATAACAGCAGCCTCAACACCAGCACCATTTTGAATTAATAACTGATTTGAAATATTAGCAAAACCAGTTAATCTTTTTGGAGTTAATGTAACTTTTCCAAAATCAGCTCCTCCATCAGCAGCAGCAGAAACTTCAGTTCCCCATGCAACAGTAGATCCTCCAGCAATAGGAAGAACAGTATCAGCAGCAACAGTTCCTAAATCTTGTAAACCTACTCTTTGATATAATGCTGATTCAGCAAGTGAATCAATATAAGCACCAACAGATGTTGGAGCAATAGCAGATCCAGTTTGATCAATAGCTCTTTTTTCTGACATAAAAGTTGGTAAGCCAATTCCTTGTAAACCTTTTCTTGCTTCACTTTCAGCTTGTTGATGCATTTCTGCTTCTAATCCAGTTAAAACTCCACCATTTCTGATTTCATTAACAGCCTTAAATAAACTCCATCCTCTTATTGCTTTATCAGTATCAACAGAAGAAACAACAGCACCACTTGAAGCAGCAGCAATTTTTAAATTATCTTCTATTTTTTCAGCTCTTGTTATAGAAACATCATTATCATCTATATTAGCTAATAAAGTATCTACCTTTTCATTTTCTTTTTTTGTTAAATCACGAGTTTCAGTTTCAGCAAGTACCTTGATTGATTCAAGTTCACTAATCAAATCTGAACGTAATTCTTTTAATTCTTTAGAATTTTTC